TTTTTTTTTTTTTTTTTTTTTTTTTTTTTTTTTTTAATTTTTTTTTTTTTTTTTTTTTTTTTTTTTTTATTTTTTTTATTTTTTTTCGGTGTGTGAGGTTTTTAGGGGTATACTTCGTAAACGGAATAATTTCCGCCCCGCCTCGAACACCCCGCTTCGTGGGTTGCATACCCCCTCGCTTGAAGGGGGGGCCCTTCATTTTTCCGGCGGCGTCCCGCGTCCGTCCACCTAACGAAATAAAATAAATAATATTAATAAAATAAATAATATTAACAATACGAATAAACTAACGACAATAGAATAAAGGATATTAATAAAATAAATAATATTAATAATTTGTTTAAAGTGTAACACTTAACGCTACTTTTTTAACCTATCTGTTACAAGCACGGGGCAAGGGTTTCAGCCCGTTTTTTTAGGTGTAACAGATAAGCGTTTTCTAACACTTTTATAAATTTTTTTTCTCCGTTACATATATAAAATATATGTTACACTGTTACATACTCTTATAATATAATAGCTATAATAATTTCAGCCGTAACGGTAACAGCTACAAAATGAAGCGCCAGCCGTTACATTTTTTAATATTTTACACATTTTAAATATAACAAAACCGGCTCCCGCCAAAATTGCTCTTAAACCAGCCGCGGTGCGCATATGCACTATATTTATATTATGCATTTTGTTTACATTTCTTAATACATTTGGATGATTTTAGCAAAAAAGCTTGCAATTTTTTTTTTATATGAATATAATAAATAATATAAAGATATTACACATACTAAACAAAAAGGAGAAAAAAATGAAAAAAAGCATTATTGTTCATCGCGTTCGTTTTATTTTTAACTTTCCCGGTTTGGGTTGGTGTACTGCTGAAAATCTTCAACATAATATAAAAATACCGCCGATGAGTAGACCTGAAAAGGCACGAAACGCGCTTAAAAGCGTGTCCGGTAGATAATAACGAAAGGAATAAAAGTATGCTAACAGAAAAACAAAAAACATTATTATTTTACGCCTTAGAGGCAGTCCAAAAAACATTATACTTCGATAAAGAGTTTAACTCTTTTGATTATGATTACCAATCTTTCCAACTGCAAGCAGACGAATACAACGAACTTGCAAAAGATATGAACGAATTGCAAAAGCTCATCGATAGCACTTTGGATAATTTATGTAAATAGAAAGGAGAAAAACAAGATGAAAGATTTTATTCAAGGATTATTAATTATAACTATTTTAATTGCTGCAATCTGCTTAGGCAATTGGAGCGCACAATCTGATTATAATAAATGCAAGACTGATTATTGTCGGATGATGGTTTTAAAAGGTTTGTAAAATACCACTGACGAGTAATGCTGAAACGCAACGAAACACGCTTTAAGCGTGTCTGGTAGATAACAAGAGGATTCAAAAATGACAAGTATTTCAAAATTAGTATGCGAAAAATTTAACGTGGAAATGGAAGCGGACGCACCGCACAAAGAAAAATATCAATTTCTAGTGAATTATTTAGGTTATGAAGAAGTAAAAAAATGTATTCCCTATTCACTAGCAGAGATTAAAAATGCTTTGCCAAAAGATACATATTTGAATAATTTGCCATTAGTAAATTGGGACGGTGCCGCCGTAGGTTCTAGCTTACGCTCATTATATAGAAAAAACGGGATAACATCGTACAGTATTTGCAACGGAGTTAGTATTCTAAAAGAATGTGCTAGAATGTGGGCTAATGAGGTGTAAATATGAGTTATAAAAGCGACATTGAATTTATAATAAACAGCATTTATTTTGATTTAGATTTTAATGATGTGATAGCAACAAAAGAAAAATTTAATTATTTAGTGGATAATTTGCAAAAAGACAATTTAATTTCAGAAAAAACAGCGCAAAATGTTTATTTAAGTATGGATAAAAAATTTAAGCGGGCTTACATTTTATGCGGTACTTATTTAATAAATTTAAATAAATTGAAAGTATCTTTACGTAATATAAGGATAAAATAAAATGACAGTTTACAACATAACAAAATTAATCGATTTTGAAACGATGTCAACGATTAAAAAATATCTCAATGTTAACAAATTAAGTCTGCGATATTCTGACTGGTTTAACGAATTTGGCTTATACACAAAAGAAAACTATAGCAAAAATAAAAAAGAAATTTGCTTAAAATTTTTAGTTAAGAAATATAATTTAATGAACTGCGAAATTAATTTATTAACTAAATATCCAATAATCAGAAAGGGAAAATAGATATGCAATATTTAATAGATACAGTTAATTTAGCTTTACGGAAAAACATACCTTATAAAATGCATATTGAAACATTAGTAGAAAATAAATTGTTCTGTGTTGTAATCCGAAACAGTCTACACGAGGGCTATTTTGATACGCCGATATGTAAAAATGAACTTTTAAAAATATGTAACGATAGCAAACAGGATATCCAATTATTATTTAAAAACTTAAGACAGTATGCAAAGAAGTTTTAAAACAATACGTAGAATCATAGGAGAATAAGAAAATGTTTAAAATGAACTCAAACAGAAAATTTTTTAAACCTGCGACCACTTGGCAATTTATTAATGAGCACGGCACAGAGTCAATAACAATGTTTCACGATGGTAGCTTAGCAATAAGATATTTCGCAAGATACAAACAATTCGATAATATAGAAAGCTTAATACGAGCGTTAGCGCAGAGCAATCGAAAGCCGTGGTGAAAGTGTTTATAACTTTGATGAGGAATAAAAACCGCTGAAGAGCCTTTGAGATAAGGCGAAACGCTGAGCAATGAGCGTCTGGTTGTAAAGACTTATTAAGTAAATTATTTACAATATTTTAATTATGTGCTATTATTGCAGAGCATTAATCGAAAGGAGTTTTATATGCCTGATATAGAGAAAGCGCACACTGGGTGGGTAACAGCGGACATAACGCTGCTAATACCTAAAGATGAAATCAAAAACGTAGAGATAAAATCTTTTATGAGCGATAGCCACCTGGACGGTTCTTACATAGTCCGAATTACGAAGCATACGCCGACGATAGAGATTATATGCGAAAACGAAACAGAGGCTAAGAGATTATTCAAGTTTCTTAGTAAGTCTAAAAAAGTAGTTAATTTAGCCGATATGAAAGGATATTAAAGATGACAGAACCGATAATAATAGATGGTGTAGATGTTAAAGACTGCAAAAGAAGAATAGGCAAAGACAATTTTTGTAGATATTACAAGCGACCTTGTACAGAAAATAATTATAATTGTATTTGGAAAAAATATTTACGCAAAAAGCAAGAATGCGAGAGGTTGAAACAAGGTTACGCAGAATCAACAGAAATAGTAAGCCCTTATATAGATGATTTTACTGGTTATAACGAAGAACTTGGAGGTTTTGACATTGTGCTTTGTGTTAAGCAACTTCTTGAACAACTCAAAATAAGTAATGAGAAGCTAAATAAGCAGTATAATTGTTATGCTTGTGATACTTGTAATGGCAAAGAAGATTATATACACCTAAAAAGACATTGTGAAAATGCCATTAAATCTTTACATAATAAACAAGTAGAATTCGAACAACTCAAAGCAGAGAATGAACAATTAAAGACAAAAGTTTTTAGGTTTGAAAGTAAACAGACTTCTATGGGAGAACAGAATAAAGAACTTATAGAGGATAATTTAAACCTATCTAAAGAGAATTCAGAACTCAAAGCAGAGAATGAGGGGCTGAAAGAATGGCAAGAAACCGTAAAAGACCTTTTTAATCGGACTTGTAAATGCAAATATCTTAAACAAGAAGCTGCTCTTTGTGGATTAAATAATAAAGAATGTGTATCTATAAATGAATGTATGTATAGAAAACATCAAGCTCTTATAGAGATAAAAGAGATTGCAGAAAAAATGAAAAAAATGAGCGAAGAAGAGTGTGGCGAACTTACAGAATGTTTCTTTAAAGATAAACAATGCGAAAAATGTAGCAAGGATAAATGTTTAGTTTATTGGTTTGATAAAATCCTACAAAAAATCAGCGAGGTGGAAGAACAATGTTAGAATTACCAAAATATTTTAAAAATTTACATCTTACTATAAGCTGTATTTGTGGAACTCCAAGAATTGCAAATATAGATTTTAGTAAAACCAATTGTACTGATAAATATAAAAATATTCCGATAGACGAATGGGAAAGTTGCTTACTTGGATATTTTGCACACTTCAAAGAAAATCAATCTCAAATGATGATTGGTGGTGATAATTGGGAATTTTTCATAGGGGGCAACGCCAAAACAAAAGAAGATTTGATTAAAATTCTTCAAGATAGAATTGAGAAAATACAAAAAATCAGCGAATGTGAGGTGAAATGATGAACGATAGATTTAAGTTTAATGCAGTTGTATCAAGTTATTATGATATTGATACTCCAGAAGAATATAAAGAAGTAGAACCACAGTTTTATTTAAAGAACGTAGATGTATTTTGCACAGGCGAAATAGGTGTTGATTATGATACTTTGCTTGAAGCAGTAAAAGAGCAGTCAAAAGATTTAACTGAAAAAGAAATAGGGCAAATAATGCAGCATTTTGAAGATAATTCAAATAGTCCCGATTGTGAATTTGTATCTATTACCCCAGACAAGATAATCCAATGCACAGGCTTAAAAGACAAAAACGGCGAGCTTATTTATGAGGGGGACGTGGTTATAGAGCATTACTATAATACAAAAGAAACGGCAATTAAAAAAGTCTTTTTTGATGAAGAAGTTATTGGCTTTGCTTATACTGATGGTATTGAATATAACCAATTAAGTATTACTGATGGCGACAGACTACAGGTAATTGGCAACATATACGAAAACAAAGAACTTTTGGAAAGTGAGGGGTAGGATGAGAGATAATAAAGAAAAATTAAAAGTTATTACCCCAGAATGGCAACAGGTATGCTCAAATTGTGGTGCAAGAGGTAAAACCGCAATAATAAATTATGACAAAAAATATGCCCTTTGTTACGATTGTATGCCTGAAACTGTTGACGTACAAGGTTTTACATTTCGTAAATCTCGAAAGTATAAAAAATATGAACCAGATGAATTACAAATAAGACGATTTTTAAAGGAGCAAACCAATGAGCAAAATAGAAAAGATGTATGAGGTTTTAAACCATGACAACTAACTTTGAAAGAATTAAAAATATGACGATTGAAGAAATGGCAGAATTTTTATGTGTCCATTTTAATTGTGATGAATGCCCGATGTTTGGAAAATGTTATGGACTAGGTATTCAAATTTTTAAAAACTGGCTAAAACAGGAGTGTGAGTGATGATTGAAGCAGAAGAAATTAAAATTGATTGGAAAACAGCAAAGTATAGAATTTGGAACGTGCAAAAGAAAAAGTGGTTTTATTTAGTAGAACAAAAATCTTCTTTACCTTTTAGCCAATTTTTAGTTGAAGCAAAAGAAGATGGTGAATTGTACCTTGCTTGTTCGGTGCATAGTTCACCTTGGATTTGGGGTAAAAAAGAGAGGATACTATAATGATAACTATTTAAGAAGTAATTACGCACATAAAATAAATACACACAAGAAACCCGCGAAATCTAAATAACTAAAGATATGATATAATAGAAAGGAGAAAAAATTATGTCTGAATTTGTAAGTACACAATATGTAGTAGATAGGCTGGGATGTAGCTTATCACACGCCAATTGGTTATGCAGACACGGTAAAATTAAAGCGAGTAAACCGTTCGGCACTTGGTTAGTTGATAAGAAAGCATTTGACGCACAGACAGGAGCTATCAGCGATGACACATCAGAAAATATTGACATCTAAAGAAAACATTATTTCAGATTATATCAACTCAGGCGCTACTCTTTTAGCACTCAATGGGAAAATCCCAGTGCTGAAAGAGTGGTCCAAAACCGAGTATAATCCGAATGCTTCCGCAGTGGATTACCCGAATAACTACGGATATCTTTTGCAAGAGGACGATTTAATTATCGACTACGACCCGAGAAATGATAGAACCGAAGGTAAACAGGCGTATCAGAACTTAGTTAATTATGTGGGCGAGGCGTTTGATACCTATACAGTTCGTACCGGTTCGGGAGGTTTGCACGTTTACTTAAAGAAGCCTAAAGGCTTTTTGGTTACCGAGATTTTACCTAAAGAGGAATACCCTCAATTCTCTGGCCTAGAATTCAAAAGCATAGGTAGACAAGTTGTTTGCCCTGGGTCTATTCACCCCGAAACCAAACAGGAATACACTATCGAATGGAAAAAACCATCCGACCCGAGAATGCAAGCCCCAGAGAAGTTGCTGGAATTAATTAAGAAAGAATTCAAGTTGCCTGGTATAGATACTAAAGGCGAAGGGCTAGGCTCTTTCACAGACGACGACCAAACAATTAATAGGTTTGTTGAATACCTGAATAAAATTACTGGGGCTATTGAAGGTTCTGGCGGGGATTTACATACCTATAAAACAGCGTGCCGTGGCAGAGATTTTAACCTTAGTCCTAATAAATGCTTCGAGTTAATGTTGAAGTATTTTAATCCAAAATGTATCCCATCGTGGGAGGAAAAAGATTTATGGACTAAAGTTAGAAGTGCTTACTCTAACAACAAAGACATCCAAGGTAAATGGAACCCCCAAGCTGATTTTGACATCCCAGACTTGCCTGACAATATCAAAAGAGCGCCGATATTCGAGCGTGATAAAAACGGTATGCCGAAAAAGATGTTGCGCAATGTGATATCTTTTATTAACCTACCAGACAATCCGTTATATAATCTACTGCGATTTAATCTATTCACTAACACTATAGAATTCAAAGATAGAGCGCCGTGGCATAGAACAGAGAAAGTATCGTGGTCAGACGAGGACGCTATCCAATTCAAGGCGTGGCTATCCGACGAACAGTCTTTCGAAATTCAAACTAGCGTAATCCACGAAGCTGCCTTGACAGTGGCGTCTAGGAATTCATACCACCCGATTAAAAATTATATCGAGTCTCTCGAATGGGACGGTAAATCACGATTAGATAATTGGCTGTCTGAATACTGCGGAGTCGAAGAAAATAACTATACAAAAGCAGTAGGCCAAAAAGTTTTGCTGGCTGCTTTGTCTAGGCTCTATGTCCCAGGTACTAAATTCGATTACGTTCTAGTCATCGAGGGTAAGCAAGGTATAGGCAAATCGACTTTAGTTAGTACCCTAGGAAAATATTGGTACGGCGATATCATTATCGACCCGACTAATAAAGACACAGTAGACGCGCTACGCGGTAAATGGATTATTGAAATATCCGAAATGGAATGCGCTAAGAGAGAAGTAACAGCATTGAAAAGATTTATCTCTTGTGTTTCGGATAGAGTCAGACCCGCCTATGCTAGAAATACAGAAGATTTTCCTAGACAGTGCGTGTTTGTAGGTACCATTAATCCAGAAATCGGTAGAGGATATCTGAAAGACCCTACAGGAAATAGGAGATATTGGCCAGTGTATGTCGAGTCAGTAGACTTCGTGAGATTTAGAGAAGAGATAGATCAAATATGGGCTGAAGCTTACCAAGTATATAAAAGCGGGAAATTTTCTTTATATCTGGATACGAAGGAATTACAAGACTACGCTAATCAGCAGGTAGACGAGCGCTTCGAGGCGGATCCTTTGGAAGAGATAATAGAAAATTACTTGAGCGAAACTAAACTGGATAAAATAACAACTAGACAAATTATGACCGACTGTTTGTTGTTACCCATTTCTAAGTTGGATAAGTTATTCCAGGGAAGAATAGCCTGCGCGATGAACCGAATAGGCTACGAAAATAAATTAGTCCGAGTAGAAGGAAAGGTGTCCAGATGTTACGTGAAAAAGAACGCGTCAAAAAACAACGAAGTCAATCAGAAATTGACGAAGAAACTAGAAGAGCAGCCGAAGTCAGAGCGAGGCTTAAATACGGAAACTGTGTGTTCCGATACGTCTCTAAACATTATGGATATATAATAGATACCGAAAGGGTTAAAGCCCCTAAGTGGACAGTAACCTCAGCTAATTGTTATTACCGAAATATGAACTGCGAAGGATGTGAAAACTATGAGTTTTGTAAGACCGCTCGCTTTAACATCCGATGGGTGGTAAGAAGATTAGTCCAAGAACGAGGCGTCGACAATATAAAAACAGATATTAAAGAAAACGATTATAAATTTCTTGACAAAAAAAAGTTTCACATATATAATAGAGTAACAAGTTAACACGAATTACACCCGAATTACCCAAGAGGTACAAATGCAATTAAAACATTATCAAAAAGAAGGTATAGAATTTTTAAAGGATAACGGCACCATAATCCCCAAGCACTCAATTCTTGGGGACGATATGGGGCTAGGTAAAACTGCTCAATCCATCTGCGCGGCTACGGCTGTAGGAGCTAAAAAGATATTAGTTATCTGCCCGTCCGCCGTTAAAATAAACTGGATGAGAGAATTCTTCCAATGGAGTTCCTATAAAAATATTTTCATAGTAGGAAGAGACGGGAGAGTTCCAGCAAAAGATTGTGTGATAGACAGAAATGCTGAAGTAATAATCGTTAACTATGACTTGTGCATTATGCCCAAGATTAAAAGACAGTTATGCTGTATGAAGTTTGATGTAGGTATTATGGATGAATGCCATTACCTAATGAATAAAACTTCTGGGCGAACTAAAGCCATATTAGCTAAAGGCGGAATAATATGGAGTTGTGATTACAAGTGGGCCTTATCCGGCACATTGATGAAAAACAGGAACCGCGACTGCTACGCTATCCTACGATCCCTATTTCCTCACGTACTAGGAAAGTACACTGAATACAGAAACTATGCAGAGTATTTCTGCGGTGGGCGTATGGGCGCATTCGGGTATGAGGATAGGCTCAGTACTCACACGGCTGAATTAGGCGAGATACTTTCTAAGATTATGATAAGAAGAACTAAAGCAGACGTTCTATCTCAATTGCCTGAGTTGGTGGAACAGAACATATACTTAGAAAATACTCCTGAAATTGGGAGAGTCATCAAGAGCGAAACTGAATTCACTGAGGAAGACATAAAAGCGGTTCTTAACTTTGAGGTTATGGGTAAGACAGCAACTTATAGAAAAGAATTAGCGATGGCTAAATTACCTCAGGCTGTAGAATATATTAAAGAGATATTAAATAACGTACAAAAAGTTACAGTGTTTGCATACCATAGAGATTTAATCCTTGAAATGGCTGGTAAACTATCCCCATACGGGGTCGAAGTTGTTATGGGTGGGCTCACTCCTGAACAGAAACAACAACGAGTCGATAACTTTATTAATAACTCCGACTCCCGTATTTTTCTTGGACAAATCCAAGCAGCGGGTACCGGGGTAGATGGATTGCAACTAGTTTGTTCGGACGTAGTATTCGCGGAGGTGGACTGGGTGCCTGGTACTATCGACCAAGCTAGGGCAAGGTGCCATCGTATGGGGCAAAAGAACAGCACACACATTCATTACTTAGTTGTACCGAACTCACTCGAAGAAGATATGCTTAACGTATTAAGAAATAAAAGACAGAACATCAGGTCTGTTATGAAAAAAGTAGAAAGGTTAGTCGAGACGAAAGGAGAAAAAACTATGACCATCGAAGCTACTTTAGAACGTATCGCTATTGCGTTAGAAAAAATAGCGGAAAGAAAATGCGATTGTAAAACTATCGCGGAAGAACCTAAAGCCCCAGCTGAACCTAAGAAAAAATCTAAAGCAAAGGCCGTGGACAAAACAGCGCAAGGTTTGGTAGAAGTCATCAAAGAACAGGTTGACCTAACGCCCCAAGCAATTCCTCAAACTCATCAGACGGAACAAATCGTAGAGGCATTGGAGGCTGAGGTTGCAGCTACGCCCTCAGTACAAAAATCAGAACCAGTTGCGACTCCAGAAGTACCTGCAGGAGATCTACAAGGAGTTATCAACGAGTGCGTTTCTAAAGCTCAGGAGCTTAGAGCGGCAGTCGGAACGGACGCGGCAACTGTGTACATTAACGGGCTCACTGCACAAATTACAGGAGTCGAAAATGCTAGACTAAGAGATTGTAATTTCGAACAAGCTACTTCAGTCCTAAAAGCAATAAACGAAAAGCTTACTTTACTTAGAGGGGATATCTAATGGCGGTTTTAGGACACTCAAGATTAGGCGCTAGCTCCTGCAAGAGATGGATGAATTGTCCAGGTAGTGTTGGCTTAATAGAAAGCTTAAATTTACCTAACAAAGAAACTATCTATGCGGCGGAAGGTACTGTGGCCCACGAAATATGCGAGGCCTATTTAAGGTACGGATTACCCGAGATATCTATATCTGAGAACGGATTACTCGGGGAATGCCGAGAGCAAGGGGACTTTGAAATTAAGATAACAGAAGAAATGCTGGAAGCCTGCTACTTATACGCAACTACAATCTTGGAAGATATGGTGAACGCTGGATTAATACTTGAAGCTTCTACAAAGAAACACCCGATAGACGCTACCAAACTATATATCGAACAGCAGTTTGATTTAAGTAGCATAAGCCCCGAATTGGGCGGAACTAACGACGCCAGTGTTTGGAACGATAAGTCTGGTAAGCTAACAGTCTACGATTTCAAATACGGTAAAGGCGTACCTGTTGAAGTAGAAGATAATGAACAATTAATGTTCTATGCTTTAGGAGTAATCGAGAAAAGAAAGATCACTCCGTCCACCATAGAGCTGTGTATTATTCAGCCTAGATGTTTCCACGAGGACGGGCCTATCAGAAGATGGGAACTTTCTATAGGCGACCTTATGAAGTTCCGCGCCTCTTTGAAAGAAGGCGTGGCCAATGTTAAAACCAAGAGTGGGGAATTTAGCAGCGGTTCATATTGTCGTTGGTGCCCAGCCAAAGCCGTTTGTCCTAAAGTTAGGGAACAAGTTAATGAGGGCTGCCAAATGGATTTCGCTCCTATAGGACTTCCGAAAGCAAACCCCGTTTTAGAACCTCCTAAAGTTCAAGACTTAACGGTCGATCAGATTTCTAACATTATGAAATTAATACCCGTTGTTGAAGGTTTCATCGAAGAAGTTAAATCCAGATCCACTGAATTACTTAACCAAGGTATCAATGTTCCTGGGTTCAAGCTAGTCCTGAAAAGACAGACCCGTAAATGGATAGATGAGAACGAAGTGGAAGCAGCTTTTGGGGATAAAGCTGTAGAGAAGAAAGTAAAATCCCCAGCGCAATTAGAAAAAATCGTAGGTAAAGAAGCGATAAAAGATTACGTAGTATTGTCAGAAGCGGGGACCACGGTGGTTCCAGAAAGCGACAAACGCCAAGCTGTTATACCTGTCCAGCAAGCTTTTGACTGTGTTGAAATAGCAATGGATATCTAGAAAGGAGACGAGATGATTGAAGCTATTGTAAACAAAGGGGAAGGTATCTACCTCAATATGAAAGACATCACTAGTTTTTCTATCAAAGAGATACAAGTAAACGCGGAAGGTGACAAATGCTTTGCTTTAGTTTGTTACCCTGGTCCTGGAGCCGGCTACGTTGTGTCTAGATACAACGAAGAAGCTAATGCTCATAAAGCGTTCCGAGAAATGTTAGACGCTTATGTTGCTGAAAGTAATTTACCTTTAGGCATTTTCCAGGTGGAAAGCGTTTACGAGGAACCAAAGCAAAAACCCGCTGTTAATATCGGCGAAGCACAATTAGAAGTAGTTAAAAAGTAATTAAACAGAAAGGAACACGAATTATGGCAAATTCAGTAGTATCAAAAAAAGTAAACACACCAGTATGTAGATTGGCATACCCATTTGTATTTAACGCAGATGACCAAGGTAAATACAGAGCAGTATTATTGTTCGATAAATCTAACTTCAGCCCAAACTTTTTACAAGAAATAGTCAATGAAGTTAAATCGCAACTAACGGCTACAACTTTCAAGAACGGCCTACCTGCTAACTTCAAAGCTAATCCTCTCAAAGATGGGGATATCCCTAACTCTATGGGCAACACTCCATTCGCAGGGTATTATTACTTTAACGTAGGCTCTAAATTCCAGCCAGGTGTCTGCGCTTCATACGCGGATCCTGTTAAAAAGAAACCAGACGGTAGCCCAGCCCCTATGATTATCGAAGACCCTAACGAAATATACGGTGGTGTTTATGCTAGAGTAAATATTCACGCATACTCTTATAACTTCCAAGGTAACTGTGGTATTGCTATATCTATGAACAACATCCAGAAAATTAAAGACGGCGATAGACTTGGTGGCGGAAACCACGGAGCTGACTCTACGTTCGATTGCTACGACACCAATGAAGTAGTAGATAGCAACGGGGTTATGAGCAACGTTGACGCTATGATGGGGATATAAATATGGTAAGAGTTCACTTAGATTTTGAGTCTAGGAGTGAAGCTGACATCTGGTCTTGTGGGGCTGAAAAGTACTCACAAGACCCCTCCACGGAGGTTTTATGTCTAGCGTACGCTGTCGATGATGGCGACGGTAAACTTATAAGAAGGGATTATTTCGAGGATAACGGGGTCAGGGTCAGCGGTCCCGATATAGATTATCTTTTCGATTTAGCCGAAGATCCAAACGCTATATTCGTCGCGCATAATGCTTTCTTCGAGCAATGTATGTGGAAGAATATACTCGTACCTAAGTACGGTTTTTCAGAAATACCACTGGGTCGTTGGGAATGTACCGCTGCGAAAGCTCTAGCCCACGGACTGCCTAAAGCTTTGAAAGATGTCGCTATCCACTTAGGCTTACAAGAACGTAAGGACGAGGACGGCAAAAGAATTATGCTGAAGATGTCTAAACCTAGGAAACCTACTAAGAATAATCCAAGTAAATGGAACGAGGATCCTTCGGATTTTGAAGTCCTATACGATTACTGTATGCAGGACGTTATGGTCGAGAGAGAGATCGATAAGAAACTACCTCCATTGAGTCCCACGGAGCAGAGGATATGGAGACTGGATCAGTGGATGAACCATAACGGAATTAATGTGGATATGGATTTAGTGGATAAGGCTTTAGATTTCGCCACAAAATTTTCTGAAGAATTAAATAAGGAATTGTTCGATTTGACTAACGGTCAAGTTGAGGGCTGCACTAAACGTATGGCAATGATGAAATGGTTAGCCGATAATAATTATCCTATGGAAAATTTACAGTCGGCTACGGTTAGGCATGCTCTAGCTACCGATAAAAATATGCCAGCCAAAGTTAGAAGAGTCTTAGAAATAAAGGTAGCATTAGGGAAATCCAGCGTTAGCAAATACCAGGCCTTTAAGGACTCTACTTGTTCAGACGGAAGGCTTAGAGATATCTTAGTTTATCATTCTGCGTCTACCGGCCGATGGGGCGGGAAAATTGTACAGCTTCAGAACTTGCCTAGAGGTAATGAGAAATATACCGACACGGCAGCGGATTGTATCAAGCAATTGCCTCTCGACACTTTTAGAAAATTATATCCGGATGTTATGGGTACCCTAAGTTCCTGTATTCGTTCAGTTTTAATACCCGATAAAAATAAGTCGCTATTCGTAGCGGATTACTCTGCTATCGAAGCTAGAGTTATAGCTTGGATTGCGAACCAGGAAAGTACATTAAAGACTTTTGAAGCTGGTGAGGACGTGTATTGCCTAGAAGCTTCGCATATTTTCGGAAGGCCTATATCGAAGAAGGATAAATTTGAACGCTCTATCGGTAAAGTAGCGGTCTTAGCTCTAGGGTATCAAGGAGGTATCGGGGCATTCGGTACGATGGCCAATGCTTACGAGGTGGACTTAGAGCCAGTTTATGATTTAATGTCTAAGACATTCTCAGAAGAGGAATTAGACTCTGCGAGATATGCTTACGATTTTTATAGAAATAAAGTAGAAAATCCAATGAGTCCTAAAGCTGGGATTGTTTCGGATATTATTAAACAGAGGTGGAGAAAAGCCAATTCTTTCATAGTAGAGTTATGGGACTGCGTAAACGAGGCTGCTACTGACGCACTGCAAAACCCACATTTCGGTGTGCCTGGGGGTAAGTGCATGTGGAACTACCACCCTGAGCTTGGCTTCTTATACTGCTACTTACCTAGCGGAAGAGCTTTAGCGTATCATAAGCCAGAGCTAAGAATGGTAAACGGCAAACCTCAGCTGACCTATATGACTCTTTTATCTCAGACGAAGCAGTATGTGAGAACAGCAGCGTATGGCGGCAAGCTCGTGGAGAATATTGTTCAGGCTGTAGCTAGAGACATTATGGCTAACGCTTTGCTTAGAGTCTATAAGACCGGACAGTTTGTGCCTCATCTAACTGTTCACGACGAAATTATTACTAGCGGAGATAGCCAATTAGATGCGAAAGAATTAGAGAAGCAAATGTGTATCCTCCCAAGCTGGGCTGACGGTCTACCTTTAACAGCGGAAGGATGGAAAGGAGTAAGGTATAAAAAGTGATAATAGGTATAGACCCAGGCAAACGAGGGGGCTTGGCTATTTGTGATAATAACTTAATTTCGGTTTATTCTTTCAAGGATAAATCCGAATTAGAAATAGCGCAAAGGGTAAGAAGAGCTGCCGAAAGGACAAAGGCTGTTTGTTATTTAGAGAAAGTTCACTCCGCTCCAGGCCAAGGGGTGGCGTCTATGTTTGCATTCGGACAGGCCTATGGGTTTATCCGAGGCGTTATATCCACTCTGAGTATTCCTATTGTGGACGTAACGCCTCAAGTATGGCAACGAGCATTGAGGGTGCCCCCCAAGAACGGTAAATCCTACCACGAGCATAAGAAATTACTCCAAGAGATCGCTAAGAAACTGTATCCGATTAATGGAGTTAGCGCAGAAACCGCAGACGCACTACTGATTATGCACTACGGCAGGGGCATAGAAAATAGAATGGATATATAAAAAACCCCAGGTGTCGAGTCTGGGGGGGATTATTGAATAGAATTACATTAATCCAAAAAAAGGATAGTTACATTATAGAGTATAAAATTCATTTACTGTGGTAATACCTGAGAAGTTGCTTAACGTCTCGGTTGGTCTCCGATAACTGAGCTTCTATAGATGAAAGCCTACTACTTGTAGTTTCGAGGTGTTGGTGATACGTTTCTTTGGATACCGCGTACGCGGACATATCAGAGAATTTAACGAAGATACCCAAACTAGCGATTAAATTTATCACTAGAAATGCTATTCCCGCTATGAGTAGCTGCGTTTTATCCATATTGCGTAATGCCTTTTCCATCTTGTATATGAAACTATTATATCGTACGCCCATTTATTTTGCAACCTTAGCGTGGTATTTGATACGTTTTTCCGCGTCGTGGTATGCTCTCTCGTCGGCCTCGCACAAACTGTCGGGGTCGGTTAAATAATCTTCGGCCATACCTATTATCAAAGTAGGGGACTGTAGCCTCTTGCCGTAATCGCTATACAGCATATTGGCTACGTAAGCTAGGTCTAAGCAAGTATAATCTACGTTGTTAAAATCCACACCACTGACGCTTTTGACTTCGTCCACCGTCCATTTAGGCCCGTGTCTTCCGTCCTTATCCACTAATAAATTAACCGCTTCATTGTACATATTCATATCGATAATGTGATTTCCTTCTACGGCTTGTTCTATTTCGTGTTGGCTAATGTCATAGCGAGTCATCCATTTATGTAATAACTTCTTAGTCGTATGAGGTTTGTTACGAACTAAGTATTCTATTTGTTCGTCTATAGTTTCCATAATTAGTCCTTTCTATTGGAGCATAGCCCCAATTGCTTTTAGCAAAGGTTCAAGGCCTCGGCTGAGTTCTATTAATCTAAAGTCCGGTATCTCGATTTCTTTGGCGAAAGAAAATCGAGCGGCTACGAGGTTCGATAATTTTTTGCCGTCCGCGTAGCCATTCTCTGTTAGATACGGGAGGGATACGGTCTCAAATTTATGTATAATGTCGTTCAATAACTTAGGAGTGATAAACCCACGAAGAAACAATTTCATTCTTAGGCATTGAGGGTCCTGGAATAAGCAGGACAATATATGCTCTTCGAATAGATCAAGCTCTTTTTGTTTTAGTTTGTCGCTCATTGCTACTTAACTTCCTTTCCAGCTCCGCGATACGTTGCTTTAGAGCTTCGTTTTCGTCTAAGGCTTCGGTCGCGCGTTCGGTATATGCGTCGTACGCTCCGATGACCGAATTAATATAGGTATCGCAGAGCGGTTGGAAGCTGTCGAACCGATAAAACTCGTCCTTATACTTCTCGAAAAGATACGATACAAAAGCACTCATCATCGCTTGCTTCGCCTCTAAGACTTTACTGTCGTGATTTATATAAATGAGTTGGTCGGAACTCACTCTGGCAGTATAGTCGCTCAATCTTCTCCACGCGGCTAAAGGCGTCTGAGGTGTTTGAGGTGTTTGATTATCAAGGATTTTGATTTGCTCTCTATATCTTCCGATTTTTCCGACCAGTTTATCGTTCGTCATAGCTTACTCCTTACGGTGTAGTTGTTGTAGCTGTTGTAGGCGCAGTCCAGCTGTTATATTTAGCCATAGGTTCTGGGCAAATGTTATCTGAAGGTATAACTGTTTTAGTTAAACCGTTAACAGTATTCTGCAATGCAGCGATAGCAGCGTTAGCAGAATTGCAGCAGCAAGAAATTTGCTGTTGAATTAACTGTTCTCTCAAAGGACCAGCGGTTTCGATAGCCGATACCCGTTTATCTAAGTCGATAACATAACCTACGAATTTTTCGTTGAAAGCGTACTCTCTGTCACGTTGTTTTAGAATAGCTTCGTCGGTGTACTTCTGACTTTTTAATAATTCGATCTCGCTTTGTAAGTCAGCGATAATTCTAGTGTCGTTCATACATTGAGCGGCACCCGAATTAGGAGAACAGTACCCGTTGTTAGCCCCGAATAAATTGTTTAGGCCACCATTGAGTAAACCTAATGCGGTACCGGCAATGCCTAGACCCAGCCCAGCACCGCCTACTCCAGCGGAAGCAACACTTTCTGTTCCGTCTACAGTTTTGATTTGCATAATGCACCTCTTTCTATATCTACTACGTACTTCGCGCAATAAAAAATCACACGATTATGTGTGATTATAGAAGAGTGAATTATTATAGGAGAGTTAAAATAGAGGATTATTTTAGGTTAAGAGACCATATATCGAATGGGTACTTTTCATCGGTCAGATTACGGGTCATTTTAAATTTTACATCGTAGAGAATATTAAGAATTCGTTTTGTTTCTCGCTTAGCTGTTTCAGGACTCTGGAACCTACGCATAGCGATAGCGGTAAGAGACTTATTTTTCTCCCACCACTTTCTTTTATTACGCCCAAACCTATCGAAAATAAGTTGTCTATCCTCATCTGTGATTTCGTTTGAGTCTATGAAATCTAAGAATTCTTCTTCGGACATTTGCTTAATTGTTTTTATAAGATCCGCGTATTCCTTATTATTCAACATCTTTAACTCCGTTGGTGTAGACTCCGTTTCGGTAAGTCATAATTTGTTTTCTATTTCGACCTTCCCGATAGGATACGTGAACCCAGGACGAGTTATTATCGTACTCTAAAATTAGTTGGTCGAATTGTAAATTTTTTGCGATAAACTTAACAATTTCGTGTAAAGAAATATTACGAATGATAAAATCCGCAGCCTCCCCGGAGCAATGCTGGCTAGTTTCAGAGGGGTGGTACCCCAGAGATTTGAGTTTGGCATTCAACACTTTGCTGCGGAACCCGCTAGTTACTATTAACGGGTTCCCGAAGTGTTCCCTCGTCGGCTGCAGTATGTGATATATAAGCGCTTGCATATTGTCTATCTGCGTTTTGTTCGGGGTATTAGGTATGTTGTATTTATCCGCCGTGTCGGATTTTATGAGTTCGCTAATCTTAACATATATCATTCGGGTCGTCCTTGTAAATTTTCTTTAGGTCTATTTTTTCTTTGCCGGAGAAAAACCATTTAAAGTTAAGCGAAACCCCAGCCCGATATAGTTTTTGAATTATAAACGGAGTAGGCGGGCAATCCGCTGACTTTAGCATTCTTCCGAATAGACTGTTAACAAAGTGTCCGGATACGTTTACAACGCGAAGAAATCTTAAAGGTATATCTTTACATATAGCTTGCCCTTCAAGCCCTGTTAAAATGCGATATGAACGGAGCTTTTCTTCGGGCAATAGGACTTTAACCAGCTGGTGATATTGACAGCCTACGTCGTGAATATGGGAGCAACGGATATCCCAATCCGCTTTTTTGATCCACGTGAAGTTATCTGTCTCGTATCCCCTCCAAGCAAGATAAATTGTATCGTCATCGTCTCGGTACAACTCATTGCTCATTAATTTGAATTTCCCTTTTTTGTTTAGTTGTTCGGTTACGGATGGTTTAGTTAGAAATTTTCCCATATCTAAATATCCTCCACTATTAATTAGCCTATATCTGCTAAAGTAGGAACTGTATCTATTTGTCTTATCTCTACGTTGACGGCCCCGTTAGTGCCTCTTAAATAAATATCATCGCCTGTGTCTTTAGCCACATATACAGTTCTAAACGAAGGGTATTCGCGGCCTCTGTCATTAGTAGACGGAGAAGTGGTTTCTCGATGAGTGAACCCTAGCAGATTGCCTTCAGGAATACCGTTAATATGTATTGCGTAATTTAAAGTAGTCTCGTAATCGCTACCCATTATATCGGATAGAGGTTGCCACTCTCCTTCTTTCACCATAAAGTTTTTAGCAAATGCAGCCATTATTTTGTCTCCTTTCCTTTTTGAATTTTACAATTATCTAAACCGATACAATAATTTTTCTGGATTAAGACGCAGAACCAATTTCGTTCTGCCTTCTGTCTTTGGTCAATACTTTCATCCATACCCTTTGAAGGGGCGAGTATTACGGTTTTGTTATCTTTAGGTTCAGATGTTTGTTCCTCGGCAAAAACAACCGTAGCAATGAGGATTAAGAATAAAGCTACTAATAACCTAACCATCTGTTACCTCGCTCTCTACACTATCCCCCGAATTGGTTTCACTTCCTTCATCGGGAGTAGTGTTTTCAAAAGTTTTGTTTTCGAATAAATAATCAAGCTGTTCTTTTGTGTAGCCCAAAGAAGCCCCAAGAATGTCAATCAACGGATTACCACGATAGTATTTTTCAGCGTAATCAAATTCAATTAAAGCAGCAGGGTCTGTTATTTGTGCCCTGATTTGTTCAGGAGTAATAAGCTTATCTTGATAAATTGCTAAAAACACTTCTCTTTTTGTTAAAGAAAGTTTTGCAATTCTTTCCGCTTCTGCTTTAGTAGATTTTTCAATGTATTCTTCATCATCAGCAAAGTAAAATTCATCTTTAAAACTTACAATTTCCTTGTCTGTTTCAAGGATTTCTAAACCTTCATACTGTGGCATAAAAGCTACAGTATTTTGTAATTTTTGTTTATCCTCATCGCATAAAATTATTTTGTTATCTTTTTCTATGTAATACATCTTTATACCTCGCCTTCTGCGAAATAAAAGCCAAATCTAGTTAAAGCCCCTTCCGCATTGTAATTTACTGTGACCTGTTCTCCTTTACGGGCAGGGCAAGAAAGATACAGCGTATTGGCCACTCCTGCCGAAAATATAATATTTTTCCCAACAACAACGCCATCGGCCATATCCCCAACCATAGAAATATATTGGTTTGCTCCTGTAGACTGTTTTTCAATATAAAAATAACCGTTTGCAGGAGCGACATAGGTTGAACCTGCGCCAAGAGCTAAATCAGTATGATTCCCGGTCGGCATACCCCAGCCACTTATGGTAGATTTGTCAGTTTTTAGTAAAACATCAGAAAGATTAGCTTTTGCGTTAAATTTCGCTTCGCCTTGTTCCGATAAATCACTAAGATCTTGATTTGTGTATCGAGTTACGCCATTGGAAAAATATTGTAAATCTTTATTGTTAATATAAGCCTTAGACGTGTTGTTCATTTCCGCGCAGTCCGCTTGAATTTGAGATGAAGCAGATTGCTCCGAATGATACTTAGAACTATGCGCGGTAGGGTCTGCGGTTTTGTTTTGTAAGTCCAGTTCTGGCCCCTCAGCCCATAGCCTTGAGAGTTCGGCATTATCGTCCGCATTTACGATGTCGTTTATATTATCGCTACAATGACGTATCGCCTCGAGGTTGTCTGACACTGTGTTGATGTTTCCTTCGTTAGCCGCCACTGACATTACGTCGCCGATGTTAGACCCTACAGCGTTAACATTATCTATACCCATAGCCACCGTTCCGATATCGTCGATATTGTCAGATAGAATATTAATCTCAGCGAGATTTTGGGAAACCCCAGTTATCTCGGCTAATTTATCTGCGACCCCGTTAACGGATCCCATATTGTCCGAAACAGTATTCACATCCAGAATATTGGACGCCACCGTATTCAAGATGGCCTGATTGTCCGCTACTGTATCTATGTTATCGATACTTTCGTAAATTCTCTCGACTTCTTGCCCTAAGATTTCGGGGCTGATATTAGACGAAGGACGTACTTTAACACATCTATTTAATTGCTCTTGTAAATCTTGGTCAATCATTCTGCTTTGGTCAAAAGTATCCGTGATAACTTCTTCAGGAAACCCGGACACTGGCCTAAAGTTAGCGTCTTGGATAATCGGTATCGAACGAATGATTAATACTTTTTCGTTCGCAGATGGGGCGGTATTGAAGGTAACTATCCCGCCTAATTCGTAGTCATCAGACGGAGTTACCGTATAGTCTATACCCAAAGTTTTTGTAGCTTCCACACCGTCGGCGGATACGACTCTCACCGATATATCGGTATCTTTAAAAACCTTGAAAGAGAACGAGAAGGTTAACTGCGAACCCGTTCCATTCAATATGACTTTAGTCTCTTGGTCTGATACTGGCATTTGTTTATCTCCTTTTTATTTTTATTATACATTTTTGTTTTGCCGATGTCTATACAGTTAGTCCTCATTGCCCGATATTGCTTTTGATTTCCTAGCGGAATAACCAAACAGCCTCAACGCCCCTTGCAATCTGGTTTCTTCGTCGATTAACTGAGTAGCCCCTGTAGCAGCCGACACCCCGTAAGCGATAGGCAGCCCTTGCGCTATCTCTCCAATGCCCTGGGCTGTTTCTAAGAACAATTCTACGTCTATATCTTCGAAATCATCGGCTCTCATACCTTCTAATACTTCGCCTATAGATTTCATAATCATATATTTTTCTTGCTCTAGTGGAATTGTATCGGGTCTATACAAAGATTGGCCTGTAGCGAGTTTGTAGGCCGACGTAGGAACGTCACCAATTATAGGCGCAAGATTTGTATTGCCTGTCAGAATACCGCCTAGAAAATCGTTAACGATCAATTCTTTCGCCGCTTCTTCCATTTCATCTTCGTCCCCGCTTTGGGCCGCCAGCAATAACGCCATAGGCGATAGCGATGTGGCCATATTATATAGTAAAGGATTTAGCACCTGGTATATCATAACGGTCTTTGAGTATTCAGCTTTACTTATCTCCCCACGAGCTACTTGGATAGTAGAGTCTACGATTTTTCTAGCGTATTGATAAGGAGTATTTGTAAAAGCAAAAAGCATTCGACATAGTGCGTTATCCTTAGCGTAAGCCTGTAAATTAGATATCGACGAGTCGGATGTGAATTGTTGAGAGTCCGCCGTAGATTTCTCAAACTCACGAAAAGCCTCCTGCTGGGATAATCCTTTTTCTTTGATAAGATATTGAACTTGGGAGTACCCGCCTACAAGTATCGCCCCTATATCCCCGACTCTCACGTTGAGAGTTAGCAAGTCCATAATACGGCCAGTTTTAGCGTAGGTAGACTCTTCAAGAGCATTCGCCATCTCAAAAACTTCCCTGCCCGAGCTGAACCTAGCTTTAACATATTCGTCTTTCATCATAAAATCTATTGCTTTCTTAGGGTTAGCCCAGAATTCAACTTGGTATTTCATAAACGTTTTCACGGGCATACCTTCCGCATAGTTGATGAAAGATAAGAGTTGTTTGAAAGCTATCGTAGGCTTTAAAGCAATTTTACTAACGACGTAATTGGAAGCTAACTTATCTAACAATTTAGTTGCGTCGGTATTTAAGTTCATTTGCTTTTTCGCAGCCACTCTGTCTAAAATTTTTCTGAAATTTTTCCAAGCGCCTTCCCCGTAAGACTCTATGAAATTAGCCCTAAATTCTCGGCTACCGAACACTTGCTCTATATATTTTGTCTTAGGGTACATATTTACGTATTCGCTAACATTCTGAATATGGTTGAATATAACCGCTATAGGGTTTACTAATTTTAATTCTACCCCGGAAGATTTAGTGACTGTTTTAGTGAACGAAGGCAGAGCTGAATGTGTCCCAAATGCGCTCTCCATAAAGGATGGAATATCTGTTATTTCCCCCTCGGTAATAAACGGAAAGTAACTTTGTCTTCTAGGTAAGTCTATACCTCTGTCTTCGCTAAAAATTTTATTTACAGGCTCGTAATACTTATCTGCTATACTCATTAAAGCTCTGCCTAAACTTTTTAATTGGGGGGTATCCGCAAAAGCTAACACTTCGTCCAGGTTTTCCCCGAACATTTTTTCCAAACGGGACTGACCTATTTCGTTTTGATTATACAACCACGCACAAAGCGCTTGCATTTGATTTATAGTTTTCTTAACCGGTTTATCATTTATAATTTGAGTAACTGTCATCCTATTACTTAATGCCGCTTGAACAAACTTAGTTACCTCGTGGTAATTTTTCACGCCTAAAGCTTTTACGATAGCGTCTCTAGCAGCGGTAGTCTCTTTCTCACTGAACACTATTCTATCTATATCGTTATTGATAAGATTAAATTTCTCCGCGATCATTTTTCCACAGAACAAGTTAAGTATAGATTGCAAATTGGCTATACTCGAAGCATAAAACCTCTGCGCCCAATTAATTTTTAGTTCGCCTTTCTTGCCTCTTTCGGGCGCGAACTCTAATAATTTTGCCACCGCTTGTTCGATATCGTTGTCCCTTTGTTCTTTTTGCTGAGCCAATTTTTCAGCTCTAGCGTCTCTGCCTTCCTGAATTAATTGTGCGACATAGGCGTTGAATTTGTCTATCTCCGCCGCAGTTTTACTAGCCAAGTCGTAAGCAATGGATAGCTCGTCCACTAACTCGGCTACCGTTTCTGGTAGGCCTCTTTCACTAGCCAACCTAACCGCCAATTTTTTATCGGTCTCGAGTTTCTTGTTTTCTTCTTCCAGCCGAGCGATCTCTTGATCTAACGCGTCTAACTGAACACCTGTATTCTGATATTCCGCAACATCATTCAGGAAGTTCGCGAACTCTTTTAGTGTGGTATCAGATATAGACTTAGTTAATTCATTCACCGCATTCTTCAGTTTAGAAGTAATCTCCGTGGCTGTATAATCGATACCATTCGTTTTATTATACATCGCATTAAATATACGGGCGAAAACTTCAGTACGCATTGTGATGTACTCTTTGTTTTCTTTGCTAAGGTTACGATATAGAGTCGTATCCTTAACGCGGGAAATCTCTGCGTCTATCAATTTATTTAATTTACCCACAATTTTTGCCGCTCTAGGCGATAGCTTCATTAATGGGTTAGTCGTGATTTTCCCTGTCACTGAGTCTCCGAAAAGTTCATTCAACTTGGCGTCGAAGTAATGACCCAGTTCGTGAGGGATTGAATGCACAGCATTTCTTATTATCTCGAGGGAAACTTCTTTTGGATGATAAACCCCGCTGTAGTCTGGGGAAAACATTCCTTCTTCCGCAACATTGTCGGAAATACTAACAGTGAGATCCTTAAATTTAATACCTAAGTTAATTAAGTTAAGACTAGCCGTTAGTATATTTTTGACATCGCCTAGAATTTCAGGGCTTTCCTCCACTTTTTGCCCGTAGGTGAAATACCCCACCGCGTCAGCAACATCGGTAACTTTTCCCTCACGGTTTTTATCCCTGCCCTTCCATTGCTGCTTAGGCTCTTTTGAATTCTCAATATCGTTAATTTGTCGCTGAGCTTCCACCAATTTCGCGTTATTGTCGGCTATTAAGATATCTGCTTTCTCGGCAGCCGCTAATCTTTCATCCGGGTTAGCCGAGAATTTTTGAACAATCGCTTCGATATCGAGTTGAGCTTCAAGGAAAGATTTATTCGCGAAAGCAAATAGTCTGTTGACTTTGTTTTGGATAGCCGCTGTCATCTTACCTTTAGGCGCTTTCCCTTTAAATGGTCGGGATAATTTGTACAATCGTTTTGTCAACTTTAACGCTATCGCCTTTTCTCGTTTCTCAAAAACTTGCTTAACCTTTTCGGTGATTGCTTTTTGGTACTTCACTAAATCTGGAATATCCAGAATATTTTTTGCTATGGCGTCGAATTCGCCCCTCTCGCTTTTCTTAATGCCTATATCTCTAAGAGCCTTAGCCAAAGATCTCCTAACTTCTTTAGTACGAGCGATTTGTTCCTTAGACCCAAACAGAAATCCCCTGGTCTGCCCTTGCGATCTAGCTTTTATTTCTTTTATCTTGCCGGCTATCTCAGCTTCCGCTGTCCTCTGCATTTGCTTATTTAATTTCGCGGCAGCCTTAGCGTCGGCTCTAGCAATAGCCTCTTCAGCTTGCTTCTCTATATTAACGAGAGTGGTTGAAGAAATCTTAGTTGTTTTGCCTTTCAGAACGCTCTCTACATCTTCTCTGTTTTCGAGCTTAGCTTTATCCCCGAGCAGTTTTTCTTGTCTGGCTTCGAGGTTTTCTAATTTAGTCTGGAGTTTAGATAGCCCCTCCTCTAACTTTGCGGTGTTCTTGTTTTCTTTTTTAGCTGTCTCTATTTTAGATTGAAGTGTTTCTATCTTACTCTCTGTATCCTCTAACTGAGCATTCACTTTTTCGAGATTGGCCTCTGTCTGTTCCTGAGCTTGCCTAATGGCTTTCTCGGTTCCGATTTGTCTCATATAATTTTCTTGCTCGGTTTTCTGCTCGTTTAGGTTTTCAACTTGCTGCTTTAGTTGGGCTACCCCATCTTGGTCAATTCCTAAAGCCTCGGCATTTTCGATCCTGGCCTCAGTAGTTGAAATTTGATTATCCAATTCTTTGGATCTCACTTTACCTTCGGCTTCTGTTTTAGCTAATTGCTCTGACGTTTGGTCCTCAAGGCCCACATTCATTTCGACTCTGCCCTCAAGTTTCGGAGCTTCCTGAGCTGCAACTTGTTCGACGAACCCTTCTTGGGCGTTTACTGAGTCGATCTGCTTATTTATATTATTAGACATTTGAACGTGGGCTTTAGCTTGGTTAGCCCTGATATCAGCTCTTATAGAACCCCCAACCCCCGCAATGCCTATTAGACCAACTCCTTGAATTGTTCCTACCGCAGCTTTGCCTAAACCTTCTGCCACGGAACTGGGAGTAGCCAATTCAATATATCTCGCTTGCTGCCTATGAAGCAGGTCGGCGTATTCATTAGCAACATCTAAATTCTCGAAAACGCCTAAATGCTTCCCAGTAGCCTCGTAATATCTTATAGCTTCCTTTTGTGTCATCATTTTGCCGTCTTCAGTCACGGTGGATAAAAGCAAAGCCTTACCGTCGTCAAGCGTTACGGACATAGAGGCCACCGTACTTACGGATCCGTCAGCGTTTACGTGTTTAGGGCGATTACTTATATCGATATTACCTTTAATTAAAACACCGTCTAAATTTTCCATTTGCTGTTCTAACTCCGCCATGCCCACACGATTAGCGTATTCGTTAGCGCTTATGCTCAAGGCTTGTTGTATTTCTTCTTGGGTGATTTCTGCACCGACTAATTTAGAATATCCTTTTAAAAATTCTTTTCCGGTCTCAGTACTGAGCCATTTACTGACGTTAGACGTAGCTTCCTTAGCGCCCTTGCCCATAACCTTACTTGTTATTTTTTCAGCGCCTGGGATATTCATAGCTACTTTTCCTACGTATGGTAAAGCGATTGCAGCTACGCCCGCCTCCAAAGTTCCTGAAACAAGCGATTGAACCGCTGCCGCTTTCTTTAAAGCTTGGAATTCTTTTTCAGATATGTCTGGGTGGCTCTCCAGGTATTCATACATTAATGAACCGTACTCTTTAACAGCAGTATCCTGCAACGTAGCTAGGGGAACAGCGGTTTTGCCTACTATGGTTAGGCCTGTACCTACGCCTGCCACAGCCCCCGGTACCCCGCCTGTCACAGCGCCTACACCCGCAGACGTTGCGATAGTGACCCCTGCTGGGATTGCTGACTTCACTAAAGTATCTCGCATATCATTAAGAACTTCAGTAGTCCCAGTCAGAAACCCACGCCAAGTCCGCCCCTGCCATTCTTTTATGCTGTCGGGGGTGACTCCGTATTTGAGAGCTGTTGTCTCTAGTTCTGTATCGTAATCAAATTTTACTCTGTCTAAATTAGCTTTAGCGTCTTCTAAAGTCGCGAAAGGCTTGGCCATCGACCTCGCTTTCTTATTGTCGATGTTCCTCATTGTCCACGCTAGAGGGATATGCGCACCTGAAATCTTATTTACTTTTTCTGTTGTTTTTACAAAATCATCTTTTCTTTTTACATATTCTTCGTAGTCTTGTTCTGTTCGAGATTTAGGCGCGATGTAATCCGGCGAGCTTGAATATGTTTCCGCTTTACCACCATACTTGTAATTCTGAAAATACTGGAAATCGCTGTCGCTTAAATACTTGATATTATCCTTAGCTTCTCGCTCTAAGTCTGGGATATTCATTTCGAGTTCTCGTTTAGCTTCTTGCTGTTCTCTGAGCTGAATACCCGCATTTATTATATTATCGTAAGAACCTATTCCTGGCATATTAATCTCCTACTAATATCTTAGCCCTTGATATAGCACTTCTATAAACGTTATTTACGTCCCATTTAACGCCTCTCGCCTTAGCCTCGTTTCTGTATAAATCGTACGTTGAATTAAACTGAAACGAAAATTCAGCTTTAGCCATATTAGCCATCTTCTTATTACCCGAATATACCTGGTCTAAATACTCGTAGCCTTGTTTCAAAGCATTGTTGTACTCGTCTAGGGCCTCCCTAGTTTTAAAAGGAGTTTCCATTCCGAAAATTTTTAAAGGTTTCTTAGCGTATGGGTTATTGCTAACGTGCTTAGCCCACGCCGCATTAATCCTCTGTTGGTATTTATCATAGGTAGCCTTAGAGAGATAAACGCCGTTAACGTATAGTTCGTTCTGTATTTCAGTTAGCTCATTCAAAGTAGAGTTTTTAAGCCTATAGGAAGCTTTATCCCCCTTGCCTTTTTTCTCGATCGCGGACATTCTAGCTTCGATAATATTTAGGGCCTCATAGGTATCGGTGGACGCGTATTCTAACCCGCCTCTATCTATTACGTCCTCTCTCATCTTTAAGGCTGTTTGCATTTCTTTGGAGTTAGGCCTAACGCCTTTAGCTTTTAACCCGTAGATGTAGTTATTTACGTCAGTCAATGAGGCCGTTCCTTGATAAATTTTCTGGGCTACCTGCTGACCGTCTACCGATACTCCCGCGTAGATAGCGTCATCTTGTAATCTTTTATTTCTTTTAGCTATGCTTTCGGCTGTTCTTAGAACAGAACTTTGTTCTTTCTCGTCTAAGACTCCGTTGAATACTCCGTTATTTAAGTAAGCTTTAATAGTCTCAGGAGATTGGTCTATTTTAGAGTATATAAAATTTTCAGCTATTTGACCCTTCGCATATTTTCTCAGCTCGTAAGATTTGTCCACCCCGATAACTGGGATAGCATTAGTGATCAAAGCGTCAACTTGAGCCAATGAGCCTAGGAAACCATTCTGGTCCGTCATCTTAGCCGCTTGCTGCCCTATGGCGTCAATACCCTCTTTGACATTTACAAAAGCATTAGTTACAGTCTGCCTGCTCGCCCACTCTTGTGTGGATCTTTGGACCTGCCCAGGGAGAACAGAAGTCTTCTCTAGGAATATCTGCTTAACCCTAGGATCTGAAATATTTTTAGCATAGGATTGGATACCTGCTTCGGTACTCCCGTATACACTTTCAGCCAAACCGTAAGGGTTGTTAATGTTGCCGACATCTTGCTTTCTACTTTCTATATCTTCGTAGATAGCGTTCTCGAATTTTATTTTTTCTACTTCGGCCTGTATATTATTCGCTATTTTAAGTTTAGCTGTTTCGGCTTTAAGATAATCTCTGGACGCTTCGGTTATGGTTCTCCCTGCCTCCGCTATCGTCTCACCTGTAGGGTCGACCCCTGGGGTTCCTACCGCTTGATTGGCTAAATTCCCTGTTTGGTATAATTGTACTCTTGCCATTATGCCTGCTCCATTATTCCTGGGGTGTAACTTGTGGGTATTGGTTTTCCGGATAGCAGTGACTTGAGATTAGAAAGTACGTCGCCTAAATTGTCTGTTCCTGAATGGTTAAACAAACCTTCTTCGGAAGCTCCTTTCAAAGAAGAACCGATCCTGTACGCAGTCGAACCGACGGACGATAGCAGTTTACCCCTAGCGGAAGACTCTAGATAAGCCGCCTTCTCGTAGGCTAACGCCCTTTGTTTCTCGCCCCTGGCTTTGATATGACGTATTTCTAACTGCGACTGTTTAGATGTGTAGTCTAAAACTTGCATTGGCGTTCCTTGTAGCGAGACTCCAGACATCACGTATTTCATCGCTTGGCTTTCTTTGAACTGAGCCGCTTCGTTTTCGACTTGATACGCGTTCATCAAAGCGTCGTAATAAGTAGCGTCGCCTTCTTGTCTCAATGCGTTAGCTTCCACATACGAAGCTTTCATAGTCATAGAATTACCTACTAGCTCGGATATTCCGCCTATCGCCATTCCGCCTACTGCTAACGCTGCTGTTGATGTCATATTACCTCACTATCGACCACATGATATGGTCTTCGCCGTTAATACCGAATTTTCGTAAAGTACCTTCTCTTTCAAAACCTAGGAAAGTAGCCCACCTGATATGAAGCTCATCGTCGGGCGTAACTATCTGAAGTCTGTGCCACTGATAATGTTGAATTGCTTCTCTTTTATAATAACTTATTGTTCTAGCAAATGCAAACTTATTTTCAGATAAATACACGGAAGGTATTAAAAATGACTCAATAACCCCCGGGCCTATCTGGACAAAGCCTATAACTCCTAAGACAACGCCTTTGTATACCAAAGTCTCCGCATTATGTGTATTCTCGATATACGTCAATCTCATGTCCAAGTCCTGGGAAAGAGCAAACTCTGTCGCTTCCCTTTCTCGCATATTCAATAATTCGAGATGTGCTTTCTTAAAAGGGATCACCCTCATTTTACTCATCCGTAGCCTCCGTTTCTACATTTATAGTCAGTAAATTACACGGTTGAGGTTCTTCCTGGATAACGACTAACTTGGTCTCGAAGTCATTTACCCCGCCATTGTTCCATCCACCCTTAATGGGGATATCCATAATCCCGCTGAATGGTCTTGGTGGCATTCCCAGCCGTTGGTTAGTATCCGCAAAATAAATTAAACCTGTGTTGTATAGATCCGTTCCGAACCTAGGCCCTAGTGTATCTTTTAATTTAATATCAATGCCGGTAACTCTTTTTCTAATACCTAGCGTAGATTTACTGCCTGCGCGTCCGCCACCTAGTTCTAAGTCCATAGTCTGAAAAATTCCTGTATACCTTAAACCTACGTGTATAACGTGGTATTGTGCGTCTAACGCAATCTCCCCGTTATTGACCACTCGGTCTGGGTGACTCTCCCCACTCGCAAACACTCCGACGGTACAACCCTCCAGATGATCTAAATTCTGTAAAATATCAGTCGTTAGATACCATTCGCCCTTACCCAGTCTAGCTATCCCACCTTCGTCTAATTTTTTAAGAATAGCCGAAGTGCCGCTTTCTACTGATACTATCGAATACCTGCCGCCCCCATATCCTAAAGAGTTATAAGCCCCCCAGATCTGTCTGCCTTCCCAGCTATCCTGAAATAAAGAAGCTGAAGCTGTAGCAGTTATAAGACCTGTGCTTTCGTTAAGGGCTAAATCTAAGTCCGCCGTTGCGTAGTCACTTCCATAATACGAAACACAAGAGTCTAAGTACTTGTACTCTAATTGGGCTTGATATACCGCGTTGTACCATCTCTCTTTATCGTTATCTTCGTCGCCGGTATAAAAATCTACTTGCAAAGGCAATTTCACAAAGTCCGTTAGAAATTCTACATACCTAACTGTCCTGCCATTTATTGTTCTTCTTACGATTGCGTACAATTGATCGGGGTTTCCTTTTCGTGGAATAGTGGTAATGCTTTCAACAGCTCCGTCTCCCCCAAGATAATGTCTGTGCCATCCGTTTACGCCTTCAGCTTTGTCTGTGGTTAGCCCTATTAAAATACCGTCTAAACACGCAGCCCATATAATATCAGGTTCGCCTTGGGCATAAGCAATCTCTTTAAAGCCTGGACCCATTATGTCCGTGGACACCAAATTAGTATCATTTGAGATATACGCGTCGTCCGCTAAATAGTAACGAATATCTCTTACTTTCAATCTGTTACGCTGAATATAGTAAACGCTGGAACCCATAGACTCAGCCGCGGAAGAACACGCCCCGAAATCTGTAAGTTGTCTAACGTTAACCGACGTAGGTGTTACGGCTGTTTCGTCGCTACCACCCGTCAGCTTGGATACACCGCTATATGTACCTATCAATAAAAATTTATTGTTAGACTTAATCCATTCTATAGCCTCTACCTTGCCAGAAGGCGGAGTAAGAATAAAGGTTAAAGCGTCTGTCTCGGTTTCGCCAGTAGCGAAGTCATCGAACCTTGAAGCCCCCGTATCTGAGTCAGGTCCTTTACTGGCCCATATCTTATCTATCGCATTAGATGTCCCGCCGTACCAACATCTGCCTTGAGCGAATGTCACGGCTCTCGGGTAGTTCCCAGCGGACGTGAAAGGAAAATTATTCCCCGTTATAGCTACTAATGCCCAGCTGTCGTCCCCTGAACGAGTTAGCTTCTGGGGCTGGTATTCGGGGTGGACGATGTGCATAACATCGGCGGTAGACGCTACTTGAATTAAATTTAGATCTTTAGCTTCTTCAAAAGGAGTCGCTAATTCGTAAGGTTCTCCGTCCTTCAGGATAAGAGCACCATTCTTGTAAAATCTTAATTTCCTGTCGGTAAACTCTAAAGCATAAGCTAAATCATCGTTGAATATAAAATGTTTCAGTACCGCTTTTTTATTTCCGTCAGTGTTCGTAATAAATTCGAAACCAGGCCTAAAATACAAAGGCCCTTGCGTTTTGATAATAAAGTTCCGGATTATGGTAGCTCCTTTATTATAAACAGGAACATCGTATCTACCATACATCTCAGACGATAATTCTCCACCTATCCAGTTATTATATGTGTTCGTTACCTTACCCACTATTCCCTCCAAGGAAGAGCCGAGCCACTGTACGACCCACGACCTCTAGCTCTCATCCACTTACTTCTGCTAACCAAACGGGGTTTCTGCTCTTGCCCGTCTATCATTTTCGCTTGAGTCATCGCCAAAGTGTATTCTTCTAAGAGCCTATTAGATAAAGTGTTTTTCCCTGACTCTACAAAAGCTAATTCGTAAGCAAGTCTTAAAACGAAAGCCGATACGAAGGTATCATCGAACTTCCTCACGTCATTAATATCTCGGATATACTTGATAGTGATAGAGTCACTCGGATATCTCTTCATATAGATTTTGCCGTCAGCCAACATATAGTCTTCGGTATGAGGAACATAGAACTCGCCGTTAATCATCAGCCCCATAAACCTAACGTTATCGTTTGGTAACGCGAAAACTTTAGAGAAACCCTCGGGGATGACTTCGTCTAAGCTAGATATGGTTACTATTTTCTGAGCAAAATTCCATATACCTTCTCGAAGCACATATCTTTTTGTTTGGTCATATAAAAAAGATAAACGACTTTCAGTTGTGGTTTTCGGATTTTCAATATTCGAAATATCACGAGACCCTACTTTCATAGCTGCCGCTTGGCATATATCTACTCTGGAAGTATACTTACTCATCGTTTATCTCCTTTAATCTGTTCTACCTACTTTTGTAGGAATAATGCTTTAACAGCGATCTTAGTGCCTTGTTGAGCAGCACCCGTAAATTTAATACCTAAATCTACGTGTGCGTGTGTTGCTGGGTCTAAGCCTGCTAACTCAGCCAAAGATTTCTGCATATCCGCAATCGCTACATCTGTTAAACCTTGAGTGTGGTTTGAAGCTGCGCTAATTGATAAAGCTCCGTCTAAAGCGTCTGCGTCTACAACTGCTCCACCTTCAGGTTTGTAGATACCGATATCGCAAGTAGCGCTTTGTAAAGCACCATTAGCCAACCATAAGTCAATAGGAATTAAGTTTGCGTCGATATCTTTAGCAAAACGATATACGTCGTTTACTTCACCGTTTGCTCTAGTTTCAATTAAAGCGTCTAAGCAAACTAACTTACCGCCATTTACGAAACCAGAAGCATAAACGGCTTTATTAGCTTCCGCTGTATAATTGTCCACTGCCGCCATTGTTTTATTCTCCTTTCGTTTCTGTCTTACGCTTTAACTGTTGTTCTAACTTTTTGAACAACACCTTTTTTGTTTCTTACAGCACCCATAGAAAGAACTGCTGAAACTTGTTTAGTTCCGCGTAGGTCTGGTCTGTCTTTAACATCAATAGTAACTTGTTTGTTGATAGCTAAAGTAATACCGCCCGCGATAAACATAGCACATTCTCTGTAGCCGTCTGAGTCTACACCAATAACTGGTAAAGTGTCATTAGCTGCGAAGAATAAACATTTTGTCCCGGTTACCGAAGATACATAGCCTTGGTCAACTACCATTTGTCTAGTATAGTTTTCTTTAATGAATTTATCTTCTTGCATTAAAGCGTCCATTTCATCGCCTGTACCTGCGAATACAAAAGTGTTTTCTTCTAAAGAAACAGCAGCGTTAACGAACTTGCGTTTTGACTCAACGAATTTAGCGTAAGTTAAACCAGCTGTAGCGTCGATAGTAACACCGCCGTCGTTAGCCCAAGTTAGCATAGTCGCTGAAGGAACTGAAACTCCGTTAGAGTCTGTAGTCCATAACTGTACATCCGCGAAGAATGCTCCTGCGATGATACGGTCAATTTGTCTTTGAGCCGCAGCTACGATAGCTTTAGCGTATTCAGTAGCTTGGTTTTCTAGAATAACTCTAGCGTCTTTGTCATCGATAGGTAAGTCGATAGCGTATTCTTTTCTACCTACGCCACGTCTTGTGTGGTTGATAGAGTCAAATACGATAGGCTGGTATCTACCGTTAGTAGGTTTCATCTCAACTGAGTCTAAACCGTCAATAGTTTGTTGAGCCGCGTCTAAAGTGATTACCTTAACATAGGGATACAACTTTGAAGTCATTTGTTGGAATTCGTGTTGCACTACTGCGTCAAAAGCCACTATGTTGTAGGTTTCTGGTCCTTGGATTGTCATAATACGAAATCTCCTTCTACATAATGTGTAACTCTTTTCGGTTACGCTACCCTCTCGGACGTATCCCTAAACTGTAACGTAGTCCTCGCCGTATGGATTACCATAATCAACGGACGATCGCTCGCTACCCGTTATCTTTATAATAGGTTATGCTAACTGTTAAGTCAACTATCTTTTCATAATTTTTTCAAGAATTTTAGCTTGCTCTAATAACTCTTTCTTAGCTTGGTCATTACCTGGGTGTCTACTGTTTTGGTAAGCTTCGCTAGCGATAATGGTTTGCATTTTAGCTCTGACTTCAGCCTCGGTAATACCGCCAGGCGCACCCCCACCGTAATCCCTAATATCGTCGGCATTTAACTGAGGGTAAATATTATTGGCTATATCGGCTAGAACAAGCAAGGAATTATTGTCCTGCATAACGTGTGGTAGATACTTCTTAATATTATCGGATACGTTTTGCTGGATGAATTTCTGAGCTATCTCCATTTTTTCTTCTTTCTTATTCCCGAAAGACTCTGTGACTAATTTTTCGAATTCATCATTCAATGCTTGCTGCTGAGCCTTTTGTTGCTCTACTAATCCACCTACAATCTTGTCATAACCTTGTCTCATTTGCAGAGCTTGTTTCTGACTAAGTCCAGCATTGAACATCAATTGTTTGAACTCATTCATAACATCTGGGTTATCTTCCCCGTAGGCTTGTCTGATTTCGGGAGAAGCCTCGATATTGTAGTCCTCGTATTTAACAGGAACACCTATCGCTTCTCTGTATTTCGCTATTTCTTCTTGTGTAGATTTCTCGTCAGGAATACCTATGTACTTTTTGCCGATTAGAGACTCTTGGTTAACTACTTTCTTACATAACTCGTCCATAGAGTTAACATCTTTGAATGCAGGTAACCCCGCATACTCATCCGGCAATTTGAATTCACTTTCAAGCGGAGGTAAATCCGTAGAAGTTTGCCCTGGCGTTAAATTGATCTGCTGTCCGTCTAAATTGTTAGTTGGTTCCATTGGTTTCTCCTTTACTATATGTTCTCATATATTCGTCGATATCTAGAAATTCGATATCTCTTAATAATTCTTTTGGAATTAGTTTTCTGATATTCAAATAAAAATTACGTAGGGTTTCGTTTATTATAACTGCGTCCCTGCTAACTCCTTTATCCTCATTAAATACTAGACTACTCGCATTATACCCACAATCGTTCATCATAAAGAAAAGGAATAACCTCCCCTCTGGAGAAGAGGCTAAACCGCGTATACTGTTCTGTTTTAATTCCCCAAGTATCCTATTACGTTTATTAATCTCTATTGATTTTTCGTTGGTTACGTTACGTCTATATTCCACTTTGCACCGCCATTTGTTGCGCTTGAGCATAATTCCTAGCTACCTCGGACTCATTTCTCATTTGTTCTTGTTCGGCAGCTAGCCTTTGAGCCTCAGCCCTAGCCTCTCTAACACTCAATACTACATCCTCTGGATTAATCAACTCAGACGGGCCTCCACCTAATTCAGTAGCTCTACGAAGCATTACGTCTTTATTAATCCAATCTAAAACACTTGGATCGTATTGCGCTACCGCATTAGCGATTTCCATAGTGGATAATATACCTTGCATTTCTTCAGCCTGCTGCATTCTCTTAGCTGGGGAAATGAATTGTATTTTGTACCACTCTCGCCCTGACGTAATTAAATCTACTACTTCAGGCGGAATTACTTTAGCTTGCTTATCTGACATACGCAATAAAACTTCTTCGTCACTACTGATTACACCCAGTAAGCCTGCTTCTAGTAAGATATTCATAGTTCTTTCTATAATCGGCACGAATACCTCTAACTCCTGCCTATCGAAAATAGCAGTTAAGCTATCGCCTCGAATTCTGTTTCTGATCTGAGCTTCACCCAGAGTCATTCGTGTATCATTGTTCAAGTCTAATAATCTGTCGATGAAGAAGGCTTGGGTTATGTTTTGTACCAATTGCTCGATATGATTTTCAGTACTTTGCAATTCTCCTACCGTAAACAATGGTTTTATTGGATCTTGGTTCGCTATTCTGCCTGAGACATTAAGTACATTTAAAGCTCCCGCACTTGTATCTATTTCTCCTGCGCCTAAAGTTCCGTCATCTAATACGACTAGAGGGGGATCCAATAACTTTTCGGTAGCGAGCATTTTACTTTCACGAACTGCGTTTATCTCTAAAATATCTGGCAACGCCTGCATAGCTGCACTTCTTCCGTATTTCTCACCCGGAACTTTATAGAAACGTCCTACGATAACTGGCATTTCTTTAAATCCACTTTCCCTCATTAAGTGTTTGTGATCCAGATCAATATGATAAGAAGCATAAGGTAAGCCCTTATTAGTTTTTCCACCTTTTCTCATCTCTTCTTCGTTTCTTGGGAAGATAGCGTGAAGAACTTTTACTTTTTCTAAATAATTTCGGTTATCGTATTTCTTCTTAATAGCGTCTGCGCACTTATCGTACCCGAATTCTTGAACTACTTGTCGTACTGTCCATTGAGTTTCGTTAGCCAACACGTTCACTACACCGTTGATGTCTTCGTCGATAACCATAGTCTTAACGTCCCACACCTTGTAAATAACTGGGTTATCTGGGTCTACGACTAATTCATCTTTTCCATCTTCATTTTTGACTTTTACTTTATTCTCGAATACCGCGATACCACAAGTACCGAACGCGCCTTCGTCATTCATATACTCACTAAGTGCTAGAGATAACCTAGCTTTAGGATGGTCCATCTTATTAGCTAACACTTGAGAAGCGTTTTTAAAAAACTCGTCAACCGGAGTAGAACTAGTTAAAGAGTCTGGCTTAACGATCCTAACTGACCCAGCTCCGTTCGGCCACATATTCCCTAGCAACGCTGCCGCCATTGTTGAATTAGCGTTTATAGCTGTAGCGTCAAAAACTTCTTTGGCTGTCAAAAATTCATCGGTTGTCGCGTCCGATATAAAATTCTGTTTTCTTAATCGAACGAATTCGTTTATAACTTCAAAAACTGGAAGGTAAGCCTGTTTCTCTGTTTTCAAAGCTTCGTATTGTTCTAATATCTTATTCAAATCCGCCATATCTGTTTTCCTTATACATTAAGTAAACGTCCTCTTAGCGCTAGGTTTGTAGTACCCGCCCCAGCATTTCCTAAGATATTTTGGTTTCCAGCTAACAATTGATCGCGAGATGTTGTCGTTGTTGCTGCTACGGCTGTCTGAGCTTTTAGTGTCTGAGCTTCTTGCTGAGCTTGCGCTTCCTGTTGGGCTTGCGCTTTCTTTTCCTGATAAGTCGCGACTCCGCCTCCCGCGGCACCGCCTATACCGCCTCCTACTACAGAGGCGCCGACACCCGTCAAAGCCCCCGCTCCCGCCGCCGCAGCACCCGAAAGTACACCGCCTACGCCACCGCCAAGGCCACCACCGATAGCCCCGAAAAGAGCGCCTTTACCGATATTACCTCCTGTTATAGCTGCGGTCGCTGCGCCTACACCCGCACCTACGGCTACGCCTACACCCACTGCAATTGCTAACGATACCATACCGCCCTCCTACGCATTTAATAACCTCACTCTCGAGAAAGAACTAGTAGTATTCCCAAAAGTTCCATAGATATTCTGATTACCTTGTTGTAGCTCTGAAACAGTTAAGGACTTAACCTTCGCGCTATCCGACTGCTGTTTGGCATATTGTTCGATAGCGGATAGGCTTTTCCCGCTTGATTTCTGTTCTTTAGACTTAGTCAGCCCCATACTTGTTGCAGTTGTTGTGGTCAAAGCTGAAGCCAACGCGGTCTTGCCTAAGAAACCGCCTACCGCCCCAGAAGTAGCTGCACCGCTCGCAGCGCCGATACCACCAGATACAGCGCCAGTTAAACCGCCCACTAAGGCGCCTTTCCAGAAATCTCCGCCTGATAGTTTAGAAGTAACGCCACCGACGCCCGCTCCTACTAAGGCACTTCCTCCGATAAATAAAGCTGTTCCTATTGTCATAGTTTTCTACCTTATCTGTGATTGTCCGTACCGTCTACCTTTTTCTTGCGCTCGCCGATACGTAGTGAGGCAACTGTTAGTCTTGGTTATTTGTTTTTTATGGATTACACCTTGGTTAACGTCCATAGGTCTATTATATCGAACTGGAAATGCAAAAGTCAAGGCTAGTGCGTCCATAATATCGGTAGATAATCCTAAATTCTTTTTAATGTTTTCTTTGGCTTCTATGAACCATTTCCCGCCCGCTGTTTGTTTCGGAACGGGTATCGCAGCAATATCTGATTGAACATCGTCCCTATCAGGTATTAGTACCTCGTACGCGTCGAACCAATCTCGGACTTCGATCAACATCTCCGCTCTTTTGTTCAAATATAAATCCTTCCTAACAGCACCTTCGGAAAATACGACGGGGGTGAATAATCTACCGTAACCGTGGTTAACCAGCCAATCATACACGCCCCAGTCTTTGGTGACATCGATAAAGCCTTTCTCGGGTTTGTACTTTTCCACCGCTTCTAAAATAAGTTTCGCCCCGATCTCTGTGGTAATCTCGCCAAACTCTTTAGGGCTAATAATATCGGGTTCGTACATTCTACGTCCTCTACGCGGAACAATCACAAACCTATCTCCTTTTCTGGACGGATCTATCCCTAGTATCATAGGACTTTCGGTATCCACCCCTATATTTCTTTTTCTCGCCGCTAACAATTTCTGCGCAGGTATCATAGACTCACCCGAAGACACGAACGCTTCGTGTACTGTGAATGGATACTCTTGGTGAAACTTCCATTCACCCCCGGCCCCGAAAGAAGAAATTTTCATACGTCGCCAATATATCTGCCCTAAAGTCAATCCATAATCGGTCATAAGTTTTTTCTCTTCCTCCGATGGACTGAACTCCCTAGGCGGCTCGATATAATATTCCTCTTGCCAATACCACGGAATGAATACTAATTCGTACGGCCCTTCCCCTTTAAGCGCGTCCATACACGCTTGATGAAAGAAATTCCCTAACCCGTTGGCAGTGGACTCTAGGATAATTTCAGTCCCGGGTAAATCCGCAATAGACTGAAGTAGCCCCGTTTGTAATTCGTCAGTATTCTCGTAAAAGGCAACCTCCGAACCGTGGAACAATTGAACTGTACCACCACGCCCTGTATTCTTATTTCGGGCTGTACCTACAGAATATGTAGAACCATTCGCGAACTTATACGACTTAACGTTATCTTCTACTACTCTGGCCCTAATTTCCCCAGGAACGTTTTCGTGATATCTCTTTACGATATTGAAAAGTTTTTGTGTCGTAGTAGACTCGTGAGACAAGATATAGACAGACTGACCTCTGTTACTCACTGCTTTATGATAAAACCTCGCTGCGGTGTAAGTGGAACAGCCTTGTTGTCTTCCTTTAACAATAAGAACACGGACTCGCCCTGTTCTCTTTAGTTGCTCTTCAATTCGATTATGTAGATACCTCTGGGCTTTGTTCAGCTCAAACGGTATCTCTTTCCCGCCTTTATCCGCAATAGTGAGGCAATGTCTTGCGTACAAAGGCAGGTCCGTAGATAATCTAAAATAAATTTCTTCCAGTTGTCGTTGGTTCATATATCGAGGTCTCCGTTATCTGATCCCCCCGAAGAAGGCGAGTAACCAACAACCTCGCCATCTATTACGTCTGCGTCCGACAACGGGGAAATAAATCCTTCTTTCTTGGCCACATTTTCTAGAAAAGACTCTAGCGTAGCATTGACTTGAAGCGACTCCACTTGTTGCTTTGGTTTTCCTAATATCCTATCTTCTATCTGGCCTAGGGCTTGTATATCGCCCGACGCCGCCCTATCCATAAGTTTATGTTGCGCTACTTCGATCTTGGTTAACCCCTCATATCTCGGGTCTGGTATAAACGCTTCATTCACTGGGTCCCAATCTCCACGATAAATCTGAGAGGCTGCGTGCATTTTCATCTCTTGGATATCTTCTTTGGCTACAACTAACTTGTGCTTCCTAATAGGAATTCCGTTCTCCCAGACGATGTAGGGTTCTACATACGCGTTAGAGGGAGAAACGGGAGATAATTGGGCATTGCCTATATGTGCATTGTCGAGTTGTTTGTTTGATGTGTTATCGTTGGTTCCGCTCATAGATATCCTTTTCCCCTTTGGCCCCGGATATTATTCGTTCAACAATTTCGCTTCTTCTTTAATACGGAAATCTCTTTCGTCGCTAAGTTGACGCTCCAGGAATTTTTCTTTATCGGCTTGATACAAAAGCACTGCTTCTCTAAGCTCGTCTACTTTTTTGTATAACTCCGTATTGATGTTGTACTTCATCGATTTAATGTAGTTCAACAATTCTGTTTTTCTCATATTTTGAACAGTAAGAGCTTCGCCTGGCTCATTAGATATCTTTGTAGCCGCGGATACTTTGCCGTCGCCGTCGACGAATTCTCTACTTACTAAATAGTGGGTGTGGTATGCAGGGCATAAACCATACTTCTTGTTAATAGCGGTAAGCAGAATTTCTCCATTATCCGCTGAAAGGATAAAGGTCATATAATGACCATCGCCTTTGCCTTCCCCTAGGTCCGGGGCTTTAACGGTTACTTCGTAAGGTTGTTCTACGCCTTTAATCAAAGCAGTTCCCTCTACAGTGATCTCGTAGTGGGGCGGTAACTTTTTCTTAGCCGCTGTCTGAGTTGCGGGCGCGTTAGGGTGAGTTGGTTGAGTTGGTTGAGTTGGTTGAGCCATAATCAATTCTCCTTTTCGTATAGATCCATTTCTGTTTGTTGGTTTGTCTATATTGTATTCTAGCAATACTATTTTGTCAAGGGAAGCGGCCTTGGCGGCCCTAAATATACTCGAAAGAAAAAGAGGCAGGGGTGAGGTCTGCTACAAAAAAGGAGAGCTAAGTAGATTAATTTTCCCGCTGCCCCTCCTATCAATCAGTTAAATAAAGGAAGTTATGAGGAAGATGGTCTCATTATATTCTGTATTTTATGTTTAGTCAATATTTTTTTTTTTTTTTTTTTTTTTTTTTTTTTTTTTTTTT